TTTTTTCAGTGAGACAGGTTCATCTTTCAATTGAGCACAGAAAACTGGTGAAGCTGTTTCGTTACTCAAATAAGATTCGATAATACCATCAACTCGATCCATGACGTCTTTGGGAAAAACAACTTTATTATCAACAAAAGATTCTTCCAGTTGTTTTTTCTTCATACGCCACGGTAATCCAGTTGATGTATTGCGCTTCAAACGATCTAAATACGCAATACCCTCAACTCCATTGATGGCAGTATCATTATCGTACACCTCAAGAAGCGCAATTTCACTCTTGGGGAGCATTTCTATAATTTCCTCCAACATGGTCTCTTGAATCATTTTCATGATCCCGGTGTCCAATTGGTGTGGCAAACAACTCATATCAAGCAATGCTAAACGTTTAGGAACCCATCCACTCATCTGTGGACGGGCTACCTTAACTTTGTAGCCCCTCGACAAGAAGTTATCTTGAAAAAGAGTTGGTGCCACGTTGGATTTCATAGAAGGATTGAACCCCTTGAAGGAGCCAAAAACTTGTGCTGATCCAAATTGATCAATAAATCTAATCGGAGATTTCATGTGCAAATCTCCAAGTTCCCGAGTTGCACCTTGTGCACTAAGTTTCGGGGGACCAGGAGAAAAAACTTTTTCTTGGAAGTGTTTGAAAACCACATCTAGATCTTCGGAATAGATTGGAGCAGCACACGCAACATTTCCAGCGTTATCTCCAGCACAATGTATTCCCAACAATATACGACCGTGTGATGTGGATGTGTGAACAATTGCTCCACAATCACCTGAAGTGGTAATTCCGTTAGGTCTACTAGTCCATACTTTAAGACTTTGTATTCCTGGTGAAATTGGTACTTTGGCTTCCTCGAGAAATGTTTTATCAAGTATCAAGTTCTGTATAGTCCCACCTACGTTGACACCTAATAATCTCGCTTTGAAAACTCCATTCAATGAACGCTTTGGAAAGAGCGAACTCAAATCACGACATGGGGGAATTTCTCGCAATTGGAAAAACACTAGATCGTTTTCCGGAAACATCAGCATTGCTGCTTTCCGTAAAGACAATCTGCGTGTTGCTGAAATCCCCACATTGTGATTACGACTATATAATATAGCTTCGAATTCATCGGGCATTCCCAACAAAGAATGGTAATTCGTCACATACAAATGACCACCTATACAGAAGGTGCGGTTTCGAAAAGCTTTGTCACCAACCTTCATCTCAAGACAAAAACAGTTATTCAGAAGAATATCCTCGAATTGAGTAATATCCATGCCACCGAATCCAGCGGTACCTAGACCGAGGTCTAGTTTACACACTTGATAGGAATCGTTGAACCAAACATTCGCAGCTGGTTCCCTGTGAAACACAGGTTTAACACCTCTCGATTCACTAACACCCTGAGGTGTTAAAACTTCTTTAGAATATCGTTTCGCCATTTTGTATAGAAAATACATTATTGTAGCACTAGCAGTGATGTAACTGCAAATCTTTATCAGTTTGTGGTGTTTTCCCCACAGGTCTCCCAGGATAGCCTTACACTTAAATTGGGCACTCTTGAAAAACAATTCAGAGAACCAATATGGTAAGATAAAATTATATGAAATGAATTTTATCCTGTCGCCATGGGTAAATCGCACACCAATAAGATGAGCTAACAAAAACAAAGAGATACACAAATAACCTGAAGCTTGAGTAATAAACCAAATCAGATAGAGAAAAACTCTAGTTCTCCAATCAACTTGGATCTTTGGCTTTGCACCTCGGACAACTAAAGGTTTGAAGTATTCGTAGTATCTTTTTATCTTCTCCTTGCTAGATTCAATAAATGAGTATTCGAGAATTGAAGCTCTCTGAACATCATTCAACTGAAAGAATGCTGGATCATTATCAAAATCAGATAAGCCAAGTCCAGACTGGAGGTGGATACACGTGCATGCTTTAATGGGTTTAAAGCACGATTCGCAAATAGAAATCTCTTGTGTCACACCTGCAGCTTTGATGATTTTCTCTTGGATAATGTCATGCTGAATAGACATATGTGAATACCAAGAAATAAAAGAATCAATATCAGTGAAAAGCTGGCCTTTCACATGAACACCAAGATTCGAATTGGACTGGCTTGGTTCAATACTGTACACTTGGAAATTCCACAAGTTTGGATATCTTCCTTCCGGTACATCTGGAACCCGCCCTGAATCAAGCATATGCAAGTTAGTCATGTATTCCTGTTTTACCATGACTTCCACAACATATGGCAATCTTCGCTGTATAGCTAATGGGCATTGAAAGTAAGCCGTAGCATTCAAATCAATAACATTTGTTGTCACTAGAACCAATTTAGCTTGAACCGGAGTTCTCCCTTTATCTTCTAAGGCAGCCTGGTTTGGAGTGAAAGCAGTATTATTGAAAACTCGCAAAAATTCCTTCAAAGTTTCATCAACTATTGAAGAAGCTCCAGGTTTCAAATAGGCAACATCATCTAAAAGAATGCACCATTGGTGACTTTTAAAATTGTCCCAGTACTCTGAAGCTGGATTACGAGTGTACTTAAATTCAGAACTAGCATCAAGTTTGTGTACTTTAGCATAGTGCTGAAAAAGTAGTGTAGTTAATACACTTTTCCCAACGGAAGATTTGCCCGCAAGCAAAAGTCCAAAAGGAACTTTCCGCATTTGCATCGCAGCTTTCACGGTTAAATCAGAAAGACGGATGTCTTTCATCGTCTTTACCAATCCAGCTATAATGCGTTTTTCAACTCCTCCAATCTCTCGATCGTAATGGAGCATAGTTTCGCCAACTTCGATAAGATCAAGTAGATCCATTCGAAATTTGAAAATGTCGAATTTGAAAGAATCATCAATATTAGCCAAAGCATAATTATCGATGAGTTTCTTACTGTCTGCATACCAATTCTGGTATCGAGCCGCTGTTGTGAAGAGTGGGCTAAAAGACCCACTTCGCCAACAAGCGACGCCGCGTTCCGCAACGAAAATGATAAAATTAATAACATGTCTAATAAAATCATGTCCGAAACGAAATTCGCGTTGAATGGCTTCTTTTTCAAAATGTGAGTAAGAAAAACTTTCAAAATCAATGCCCAAATAGGACAAAGTTGAAAAGCTTAGCATGTATTTGAACAACTTCTTAAGACTGGTCACAAACTGTGAGTCTAAGAATTCTTCATACTTTCCGCTAAACAATTTAGCAGTGGAAATGAAACCATCAAGATCATCAAATTTCGGTCCTTGTGGCTCAAGTTCATAGCAATCGTTAACTAATTTGTGAATATAGTCATAAACAATCGCAGTAATCGGACGATTAGCGCAATTGTTCAGGAAAGATAAACATGCAGTAATAACGGAGGCACTGTCGGAACATCGAGATATCTGATAGATACAAAGCAAAAAAGCTTCATATGTCTTCCAGAATCTCATATCACTTCCGAATTCAATTCCACCATTACACAAAAGTTTTGCGGTATTATAAGCGTCGCCAAGAACGGTATCCTCATGGATAGACGTGTCAGTAGAACTACCAAGTATATCAGCAAAAGCGCGAAAAAATGGACTCTGATCAAGAGATGAATCACGCTTCGGAGGAGCATCGCCGGTAACTCTTGTGAACTTTGGATGAGGACCCTCGCTAGGGGTTGTAGTTGGATTAACTCTGAATGTTTCAACCATGACAATGAAAAGGGGGGGGGGGGGTTTTGGTCTACATAGGTCAGCACCGAGCCAATGGATATTTCGAATCCATCAAAACGCATTTAATATTACTAACCACCTCGATAGTGGCCATGAATTTTGCAATGTCGCTAAATGCGCGACACGAGAATGGATTACTCCTAACAACGTAATCAAGTCGTCCTATATTTCTAGTGCTGGAAAGCACCAGTGAAGAGATGCCTTGCATCTATATACTACAGATCACTACTGGATGTGCCCACCATAGGCACATGTGTTATCTATATTGTTGTTATTGTACTTCATAGTAAATGAATTCTTTGAGAGGTCGGTAGCGAGCCGGAGAGCCCCTACAAATTAGACAAAATTACTAGAGCGGTAGTATTTTAATAGTTTTTATTTCCTCGCAAATCCCACTGAAGGGAAGATTGAGAAGATTGTAATAGTTTTTATTTATTTTCCAAAATCGTTTTTCTTATATGATGAGATTGTAATGTATGAGCAGAGAGGTTAATTCCACAATAGCAAACACACAAAATCATCATATTGCCAGAATACTGGTAATAAGAATAAGTTAAGTTGCTTGGGTGAAGTATTTATTTTAATAGGCTACAACATACCTAAGTGAGTGAGAAAGTGTAACCATATCTGATTGTGCAAAGGGCGGGATAGTCCGTCATATAGCAATCTAATCGGTATCTGATTAACGGTCGGGCAGCATTCGCTGTCTACGGGCGTTATCTGAACAATACACAAGATCCACTTATGGCGTCTATTTTATTCCACGTCGACATATACACATCTAAACAATATGCAGCTGCACTTAGAAAATGATGGTAAACCATCACTGGGTTCCTTACTCAAGGGATCCCAAACTTATATATAATTCACAAAATGTGAA